GTATGTAGTGACGTTCGACCTGCAGTCGAAGGAGATTCTCTCCGTATATCGCAACTGGAAGATCGATGATGAGACTAAAACGCGGGCGCAACATTTCGTTCACTACATATACATCCCAGGCTTTGGTTTTTACGGGATGGGGCTTGTGCATCTTGTTGGCGGGTTTGCTAATTCTGCAACTTCTCTGCTTCGCCAGCTTGTTGATGCTGGTACGTTGGCTAACCTCCCAGCTGGTTTCAAGACTAAAGGCATTCGTGTTCAGCGAGACAGCGACCCCCTCCAACCAGGCGAGTTCCGAGACGTCGACGTCCCGTCCGGGAACCTCCGAGACAACCTGATACCACTCCCGTTCAGAGAGCCTAGCCAGACACTGTTGGCGTTATTCAATGAGATCGTCGAAGAAGGTCGTCGCATGGCGGCGGTGTCCGACGTGAACGCAGCGGATATGAACCAAGAGGCGCCGGTCGGCACCACACTGGCTATCCTCGAGCGCAGTATGAAGGTGATGTCCGCTATCCAAGCACGCTTGCACGCCGCGCTGAAGGAAGAGCTCGCGCTGCTCAAAGAGATCGTGAAGGATCAGTTGCCTGATGAGTACGACTATGATGTGGACGAGGGCCGTCAGGTCAAGCTGTCCGACTATGCTATCGTTGATATCATCCCAGTATCAGACCCCAATGCGGCTACGATGTCTCAGCGAGTGGTTCAGTATCAAGCGGTAAGCCAGATGGCGGCTGCGAACCCAGGAATCTATGACCGTGTAGAGCTGGATCGCCAGATGCTCGAGGTGCTCGGTATCAAGAACATCGAGAAGATCATCCCGGCTTCCGGTGAGCAGACTCCGAAGGACCCCATCACGGAGAACATGAACCTCATCATGGGCAAGCCGGTGAAAGCGTTCGCGTATCAAGACCATGAAGCGCACTTGAAGGCGCACATCGCGGCGCAGCAAGACCCAAAGATCCAGCAACTGGTAGGCCAGAGCCCGAACGCACAGACTATCGTGGCGGCGGCGACAGCGCACATCAACGAGCACGTTGCGCATGAGTACCGCAAGCGTATTGAAGAACGCCTGGGCGCACCGTTGCCGGCAGGGGACGAGAAGATGTCTCCTGAGGTCGAGAAGCAGTTGAGCGTGGTCATGGCTCAAGCGGCGCAGCAGCTCTTGCAACAACATCAGACTGAAGCGGCGCAGCAAGCGGCGGCAGAGGCAGCTAAAGATCCTATCGTCCAGCAGCAGGCTAAGCAGCTGGAGAACGATGCAGAGAAGAACCGCATCAGCGAGAAGAAGATCGACGGTGACCATAAGCTCGGCGCGATGAAGATCCTGGCTGACGCAGGCAAGCTCGACAAGACGTTGGAACACGACTTGCAGATGCAGGCTAACGATATGCTGGCTAAAGCGGCTGAGTTCGATGCCAACCAAGCGGCGGCAGGTAAGAGTCCTGAGGCGCACCAGTTAGAGCTGCAGCAGAAGCATGAGGCTCACCAGCTGAGCCTAGAGCAGCAGAGACAGCAGTTGTCTCACGCAGGTGATCAGCACGGTCAGAAGCTATCCCACCAAGACGAAGCACATAAGCAGAAGATAAAACACGCGGAAGAGCAGCGCATGTTGGCAGCGGCGGTGAATGCAGCTAAGCCCCATATGAAAGATGACAAGAAGGAATCTAAATGAGCGTAGTCGCCCTAGCGCGTGTCGTTCGTGACGAGTTGCAACAAGACCTGCAGGGTGTCGAGCGCGGCATCCTGTCTGGTGTGAAGGACAAGGACGAGTACTGGTTGCTCGTCGGTAAGCGGCAAGGGCTTCAGCAAGCCCTGGCTGTACTGGACGCACAAGTCCAGCGGTTCGACCAAGACGATTGATGTACCGCACTCACCCGGCGGCTTACGGGTGCTGAGAAGGAGATGTAGATGAGCGAGCTCATTTTGCCAGACCATCTGGTGGATAAGACGAAAGACGTTGCGCGTGAAGCTATCCAAGGCGACACCACAGAAGAGAAAGACGATAAGCTGGCTAGCCAGCTCCCGGCCCCCTGTGGCTATAAGATCCTCGTAGGACTCCCCAAGATCGAAGAGAAGTACCAGAGTGGTATCCTCAAGGCTGACGCCATCGTGCGCCAGGACGAGATCGCGACCGTGGTCGGCTTCATCATCGAGATGGGCCCAGACTGCTACAAGGATGAGGCCAAGTTCCCCAATGGCCCGTACTGCAAGAAGGGTGACTTCGTGTTGATGCGTGCGTACTCCGGTACCCGTTTCAAGCTACATGATGTCGAGTTCCGTTTGATCAACGATGACGCTATCGAGGCTGTAGTTCAAGACCCTCGCGGCTTCTCTCGCGTTTAGGAGGTTGTATGCCACCATTACCAGATGAAAAAGACACGCTGAAACAAGATGCCACGATGGGGAACGATGAAGTCCAAGTTCATATCGAGGACGGCCCCGAGGTCGACCTAGAGGTCGTAGATGATACGCCTGAGGGTGACCGTAACCGTAAACCCCTGCCAGAAGGCGAAGCTGAGCCTACTGAAGAGGAGATGGAGCAGTATTCCGAAGCGGTGAAGCGTCGTATCAGCAAGATGAAGCACGGCCTCCATGATGAAAGGCGCGCTAAAGAAGCCGCTGCCCGCGAGCGCGATGCAGCTATCGCCTACGCTAAGCAGGCTATGGCGGAGAAGAAGGCCATCGAAGATCGTTTCTCTGTAGGCGAAGAGGCTTTCATCGCTCAGACCAAAGAGAAGGTCGATATGGCTATGGCAGAGGCCAAACGTGCGTATAAGAATGCGTACGATATCGGCGATGCTGAAGCTATGGCGGACGCGCAGGAGAAGATATCTTCTGTGGCTTTGGAACGCCAGCGTGCGGATGACTGGTCTAAAGGTGCAGCGCAGCGCAAACAAAATGCTGGACAACAGCAAAACCCTGTGCTACAAAGCGACCAATCGTCACAGGTTGCTGCCCCAGAGCAGGATCCAGACGCATCTGAATGGGCCTCCAAGAATCGCTGGTTCGGTCAAAACAAAGTTATGACTGGCGCGGCTTACGGAGTTCACGATGAGCTAGTATCTGAAGGTATCGACCCCGGAGAAGATCCTAAGGCGTACTACAAAGAACTGAATGCTCGTATGCGTGAAGCATTCCCCAACCACGAGTGGGGTGATGCACCAAAGCGAAAAACCACGTCAGTTGTCGCACCGGTCAATAGGACCTCTAAGACAGCTACACGCGTAACACTCACACAATCACAAGTCGCCGTCGCGCGCCGTATGGGGATCACTCCTCTACAGTACGCTATCGAACTTGCTAAACTGGAGAAATAACATGGAAACCACAAAGCGTTTGTCCCGTAATCTAGAAGCTCGCGACAACAGCACTCGTCAACGCCAATGGAAGCCCGCAGATCTTTTGCCGGAACCAGCTAGACAAGAAGGGTGGGAGTACAAGTGGATCCGTAAATCGATCCTCGGTGTATCAGATCCAACCAATATGTCACGTTCATTGCGTGAAGGTTGGGAACCATGCCGATTGGAAGACCACCCCGAGATGATGCTCGCAGTGGACGGAGACGCGAAGAACTCTGGATTGATTGAGGTGGGCGGATTGATCTTGTGCAAGATGCCGGAAGAGATGTTCAACCAGCGTCAGCAGTACTACATGGACCAGGCTTCTGGTCAGATGGAGTCAGTCGATGCGCAAGTCGATCGAGAGAATGACCCCCGTATGCCTCTTTTCAAAGAGCGTCAGACCAAAGTGACTTTTGGTAATGGGAAGTAGGTAGTGTTTTACACCTATCTACACTGCAAACCCGACGGAACCCCGTTTTATGTGGGTAAGGGTGTAGATAGGCGTGCATACAGCAAGAAGGATAGGAATAGGTATCACAAGAACGTAACCGCTAAGTATGGATGGGAAAGTGTATTGGTGTATATTTTCCCATGTGTATCCGAGGCTCAGGCCTTAGCAGACGAGATTCAACATATCGCCCAGTTGCGGCGCGAAGGACATGTTTTATGCAATCTCACCGATGGTGGTGAAGGTTGTTCTGGTTTAGTAAGAACTGTCGAGACCAGATTAAAGATAGCGGCTGCGTTGTACGGAAGGAAACGAGGCCCTCATTCGGAGGCGCATAAGAAAGCGATATCTGAAGCAAATGCGGGGCAAGTACCCTCCGAGTCGAGCAGAGTCGCATCATCGAAGGCTAACTCAGGTCGACCCGCATGGAATAAAGGCCAGCGGTGGAGCCCAGAGGCTATAGCTAAGATGTCTGAGGCTAAGCGAGGTAAGAAAAGCTCCGCCGAGACCCGTGCCAAGGTGTCGGCGGCAGTAACCGAAATTTGGCGTAAACGCAACATTGTTATATAAGGAGACACTACTATGGCTATTACTACCGGATAAGGGTACCGCCCAGTCCAGCTATTAGGCGGCAAAGCTTTCTCGGGTGGTACCATCCGCGAATTCCCAGTCACCGCAGCAGCGGCTACCAATCCCATCTGCACTGGTGACTTAGTCACTGCGGCGCTTGGCGTTGTCTTGACCGTGGCTACAGCTCCCGCTGCAGGCACATTGAGCACCAACTCCCCAATCGGCGTGTGTGTAGGCGTTCGTTATACAGACCCAGTGATGAAGCAACCACTGCACGGTCAGTTCTTGCCAGCAACATCTACTGGCTACACGAACATCTTCGCTAAAGTGGTGGATGATCCTGATGTCTTGTTCCAAGTTCGCTACGAAGGTACGCTGACTTCTGCAAACATCGGTCGTAACTGTACCGTAACCTACGCAGCAGGTAGCACAACTACCGGCAACTCGTTGGCCTACGCAACAGGTATGGCTACAACCGCAACTCTGCCTTTCCGTATCGTCGACATCGTCGGCAGCTCTACGGACGTGAACGGCGCAGCTGTAACCGACATCATCGTCAAGTACAACGTGGGCACCCACGCATACAACTTGGCAACCGGTCAATAAGGAGAGTAACTCATGGCTATTTCACGCTCGCAATTACTGAAAGAACTGCTCCCCGGCTTGAACGCGTTGTTCGGTCTGGAGTACAACCGCTACGGTGAAGAACACAAAGAGATCTACGAAACTGAGACCTCTGAGCGTTCCTTTGAAGAGGAAGTCAAGTTGGCTGGTTTCGGCGCAGCTCCGGTGAAAGCCGAAGGCGCTGGTATCACTTACGACGCTGCTCAAGAAGCATACGTAGCACGCTACACACACGAAACCATCGCAATGGGCTTCGCGATCACTGAAGAAGCAGTTGAGGACAACCTCTACGACTCTTTGTCTGCTCGCTACACCAAAGCACTGGCTCGCGGTATGGCGTACACAAAACAGGTCAAGGCGGCATCCATCTTGAACAACGCCACTTCTGGCTCGTTCCTGTATGGCGACGGCGTTTCTCTGTTGTCTACTGCTCACCCTCTGGTGAACGGCTCTACTAACGCGAATCGTCCAGCAGCTCACGCTGACTTGAACGAGACTTCGTTGGAAGCAGCTGTCATCGCGATGGCAAGCTGGACTGATGAGAAGGGTCTGTTGATCGCAGCTCGCCCACGCAAGTTGATCGTTCCGCCAGCACTGCAATTCGTTGCATCTCGCTTGTTGGACGGCAGCAAGTCTGAGCGTCCTGGCACCTCTGATCGTGACATCAACGCACTGTTGACTAACGGCGCTATCCCTCAAGGCTACGCTGTGAACCACTGGTTGACTAACACCACTCAGTGGTTCCTGTTGACCGACGTTCCTAACGCATTGAAGCACTTCGTTCGTGTTTCCGTGAAATCGGAAATGTTGGGTGACTTCGAGACAGGAAACGCTCGCTACAAGGCGCGAGAGCGGTATTCGTTCGGTGTGTCTGATCCGTTAGGCATCTACGGTTCAGCCTAAGCTTCGGCTTACAGAAAGCCCGCTTCGGCGGGCTTTTTGCTTTTCTGCGCGCGGTGGTGTACAGTGCCACCTGCTTCAACCTCCCCGGGGTTCCCCAACCCCAACTCGCCCCGACTAGATTCGGGGCTTTTTTTGTTGACGCTACCTACGAACGCGGGTATAACAGCCCTATTCGAGACACATGCGAACCTAGACCGGCTCGACGGACGTGTAAGAGACTAGGTTCTGCTTAAACCCTTACAGGAGCATCAACATGTCAAAAACAACTTTCAGCGGTCCTTTGAACGTCGGCGTAGCAGGTAACGATC